TTTACCTTCAAAGTACCCAACAATATTTGCTTCATTTCCATATAGATTTTTATATTTTCTCATGCCTTTGAGTGAGCCTGCTCTTGCATCTCTGAGGTGTTGCTTCCAATGATCTATAAGTTCTATAGTATCCATAGACATATCGTTCTCCTAAGAATGTGAATATCCATCAGGTTCTATAACCAACCACATACCACTCCATTGAACACAGATGGCCCCTTCCCCCATAAAAACCTCTTGAATATTTCTTCTAAATTGTAAGTAAGTTTTATCTTGGTTCGCATAAATCCATTTTGAATGCAGAGTTTTTTGTTGCGGCTTAGTAAGTCTCATAACAATCTCCTAAAATAAATAAAGCGCATAACTACTACACTTCTTTAGCTCGCCGTTTAAGCCGATGTAAATTGGCAGTGAGCTACCCCTATCAATATCCATTTCTTTTTTATTTTTAGCCACAAGATATTCAACACCTTCATCAGCTTTAAAATCTTTTAGTTTTTTTATGTGTCGCCAGATAACCATACTACTACCAGTGTTGTTTTTATAAGGCGTTATATAATACATATTACTTTCCTCTATTGTTGTTGATCCATTCTTCAACGGTGTCGCTAGACTTTGCGGCATCATCCCAGAATTTATTTAATCTTTCTAAAGAAAACTTACTTTGTTCTTCATGCAAACAATCAAGAATAAAACTACAGTAATCTTCATCTGTCATTGCTGATCTGATTAGTCTTTGAACATTTAACATTTTTTCTTTATCTTGTTTCGGCACTACCAATCTCCCTGTTTAATTCTCCATAATATGTTTTGGATATCCTTCTCTTTAAGTTTTGCATATCGCTTTAAGTCTTTACGGAGCTTGACATAATCAGTGTGTGGTAAGGTATGTAAATGTAAAACAACTAAGTCATTAATAACTCTCTCTGTATTTTTCATAATCTTTACCTATAAAAAAGCCCCTTGGAATCCTTTCCAAAGGGCTGGACAATACGACATAAGATTAAGCGGCGGCTTGAAACACCGTGGAGAAAACAGTTTTCCTAACTACATCTTGTCTCTTATGTCGCACTGAAGCAATATTAATTTCTGAACTTTTCCTAGCGGCAGGAGCATGAGTTGACCAATCAGTGAGTGTATTATACACCGCCCATTTGTTATTGCCAAGTCTTGATTTGTAGGTAGCCCACTCTCGCCACATATAATTTAAAGCACTGTTGAATCGTGGCAGTCCATCAAAGATTTGTGACCAACTACTAGCACCGCCAGAGACTAAAGCTTTTACTTGATCCAGACAGCCTGCGGCTTCAGCGAAAACAAACATTGCCTGTTCTTCGCTAACAGTAGTATTACTCCACTTATGCCACTGATCTCGCTCAGTCTCAAAAACTTCTAGAGCTTTTACAATAAGTCTAGAGCCGCGATCAACGTCGAGGTTCTGAGTGTGTCGGCCTTTGAATACTGTAATCTCACCTGAAGTAAATACTTGTAGATTAGTACAAGCATATTGGTGGGCCGCAACACTCATCATAAAGGGCCAAGAACTATCAAACGATGTAATGCCCAATAAAACTAAAGAAGCATTGTCACCCTTTGGAGTCTCATAAGTATGGTTCGGTAAAGTATATTTTACAAATGTCCGACTACCATTGTGGCTGGTTTGTATATCTTCTTTGATGCCATCGGTGTTGAGATCACTGCGTAAAATAATACTACGCTGTGCATCAATAAGTTTCTTTGGTGCGACAGGCTTATACTTAAGGCCATGCACCCCTAGTTCTTCCATAGTATCTGTTCGCACGACAGCAATCTTAGAAGAAAGATGACTATTACCTTCTGCATCAGCATATAAAAGAGGTGCTGTCGCTACCTCAAAATCTGCATCACCATAACCACCAAAGACAGAAGGCTCACTATTGAAAAAAGAAACTACATTGTTCATAACAAACTCCAAGTTTAGTTTTATACCATCAAGTAATCATAATGTACTTTAGAAACTTCAAAGCCATTAGACCACACTGAATTTTTTGTAGCAAGAGAATTACACCAAGTATCCCAAAGATTCTCAGTACCTATATTGTGACATATAGAAATGTATTGATTGATCTTTTTATCTTTTATATCTTTAGATTTCAAAGACTTAGAAAGCTTCAATATTTTTTCGTCAATACCGTACAATCTAATATTGTGAAGATCAATACAACCAACTAGTCCAGCAGATAACTGACAAACAAAACCAGCTTTAACCATACCAAGTCCATCAATGCGTAAAAAGATATTCATAAGTGAATAAGCTTTGTCGGTATCAGACTTATTAGAGTTTACAACTGCAAGAAATTGATTGAATATAAAATCTTTACGCTTCATAACATATTCATATGTTTTCCCCTTGTTGCCCCAAAGAAACTTTGAAGCTCTACCATTTAATTTTACATCAGCCATTTGTGAGCCAACATTTTTCCAAGGCTGTTGAATGCTTAAGACCACCATAATGATTACATCAGTTAGATTATCACTAGATTCTTGTGCGTAATCTTGGATTGCTTTAGCGTGAACAGAATACATATTTACCTCTCACTATTAAAATCTAATGGTTCTAAGCCGTGCATTAAAAAGTCTACTTGGGCTTGAGAAAGGCGAGGCATAGCCTCACCAATACTTTTTCTACCTTTCTGCCAATCATCCATCTCCTCTAATGAGGCTGGCAATTTAATTACTATTGGGTGATCGTCAGATAAACAACCTGTAAATACTATATCAGTAAGTGACATTCTTGAGAGCCTCCTCATCAATCTTACGAGCTTCGTCAAGGTCTGCCTGAAGATCTTTAATTCTATTTCGTAGATTAGAAATCGTAAGACCCTGTTCATCTATCAGCGTAGTAATAGATGTCGTATAAATATCTATAATCTGTGCGGTAGTTAGTGAGACATTAAAGTAATTTGTAATGTTTACACCATTATCAAAACAGTAATCAATAATTTCTTCTCTGGTGTAGTTATTGGATTCAGCAGTTTCAATAACATCTGTAAGGCTATCAAACTCTATTTCATATTCGCCATCGTAATCAGCAATATCTATTTCTGTTTCTACACGGAACCAACCAGTTGCTTGAGGCATAACATTTCTCCAAGTGGTGTTGCGACAGGACAGCCCTGCCGCTTTAACGAAAGGATCTTTAAAGCCCTTTCACTTGTTCAAGGGCTTTAAAGTCCTGAAGTATTTTCAACATAAAGACTCTGATATACTTCGTCCCGATTGGTATTCCAAGGCAAGCCACGACAACTCATACAAATATTATCATCGGCTTCGGCGTCGAATAATAAATGCTTTTCAGATATTTTAGTTTTACATTTACCACATTCTTGAAACCATCCAGTAGGATACATCCCCCAGAAACCACGATAGGTAGATCTTCTAAACTTAATCATTACTTATCTCCAATTAAATAAGCCACAAAAATACTACTGCGACCAGAGTAAATAGATAGCAAATAGTAAAACTAAACAATCTCTCTTGTCGGTACTTCGCTTCGGCCCTAGTCATTATTAAAGCTCCTCTAATTGTGTGGGTTCAATGATAATATTAAAGCCCAATAATTTAATTAATCTAATAACATAGGGCGTTAAAGTTTTAGTATCTGCAATACTTGCAAAGTCTTGAGCTTTCTGGCAAACGGGATAGATATGATCTACCCCATAGTTATTTTTAATCTTAACAGTAATAATATTATTCATATCCAACGCTCCAAAGTTTCTTTAGCTTCTTGTTCGGTAGCCATATACTCTGTATATCTATCATAAGGTTGTGGTAACCACTCGTTATTGAGCCATTCGGCACACCAACTGCCAATATAATATGCACAGGTTTTACATATTATTGGCTCAGTGATTACTAGCTGACCTTCGGTGGGACTAGTAATAGTCGCGCAGTCAGCTAATAATTTATCGCAGTCGGATTTATTTATCATACTCATTGCGTTTTCTCCTCAATATAAAAGTATAATTCTATTAAGCCCAGCACTGTCGCCGGGATTGTTACGACACCAAACGAAATATAAATTAAAAGAAAACTATTCATAATATTTATCCTGTGTGTCAGAGAGATTGAAAGCCCCCCGAAGGGGGCGATATAGTATTATGAAGTTTCTTTGATGTGTGCCACGATAAGATCTAGCTTCGTGTTCATCGTTGCCATGTCCTTTTCGAGTCTAAAGACTCGTCCAGTAATCTTTTCAAAGTGATCTTTGAAGTCACCAACTGGCATCTCAGAGGGCTTCGTAGAAGCTTTAGGAGCCGCCTTGGGCTTGGGTTCAGCCTTCGGCTTTGTGGTCGCCTTGGGCTTCGGAGAAGCCTTTGGAGTTGCTTTAGCCTTCGGCTTCTGCACTGTAATCATTTTGCTGAACTTGGCGGGAACTTTGTTCCCATTCTTCCAAGTGTCGATATCTCCCATAGTTATGGGAGTTTCAGAATGCTCTGCATTCCACTTGAACATTACAGCGGGAAAGACTTTAGAGAGTCCGAAGATCTCCGAAGGAGATGTGGACTGAATGGTGGCAAAATGCCGACCGACCATGTAGATTTGCTTGCCAGTTGCTTTAGCAGTAGCGTCGAATGAAATGGCTGAATTACTCATATGTATTCTCCGTCAGGGCTTTGCCCCGTAAATGTGAGTTTTGCCAAGGCTGTCATCGCCAAGGCCATTCCATAGTGCTCATAGTTGTCGAAATTTGTCAACGTCTTTCCCTGCGCATTATGCGGTTGTGAAAGAGCGTATGACGCGATCATGGGCGCTTGGCTGAGATTCTTCGGAGAGTTAAATAATACCGTAGGTATTTTTTATTAAGTTTTTGAAAACTATAGAAATCTTCTTAGATTTCTAAAAAACTTTACAGTCTTCAAAGTCCTCCTAGTTTTGTAAACTAGGAAAATCTGTGGTGGGGGCTTTAAAAATCTTTTTAGATTTTTAAAGAATTTTGAAGTTTCTGTGGAGGAGGGCAATAGTTATTAAAAACTCTGTAGAGTTTTGGAGTGCGTACAGGGGCGGGCAGGTGCCCACGGGGGGGTGGGGGTATATATACTCATTCACGCACAACTTGGAAGGATTTGGATGTCAACCAGTTTATGCCGCAACTTTAAAGATCTTCAAAGTCAGGGTTGACGGGGGGCTGTGTGTCTATATGTACCCGGTGGGCTACATAATCTATTATAGCCTTGAAAATAGCTTTTGTCAAGATCATTGTGACATATTACCGCTTGACAAAACTGTAAATCAGGTATATAATATAATAATGAAAAAAGAATTGACAATAAAACAACAAACATTCTTAGACAACTTAATGTCTTGTAATGGGAATGCTAGACAGGCGGCAGAAATAGCGGGGTACTCTGAAGGCTCTTATACGTCCGTAGTTAAAGCACTTAAAACAGAGATAATTGAACTAGCTGAAAGTATACTAGCTCAGAGTGCCCCCAAAGCCGCCCTAAAGCTTGTTGAGGTTATGGACAGTGATAATCCTATACCACAAGCTAACGTCCGTCTACAGGCCGCTCAGACAGTCCTAGACCGTGTGGGATTAGCTAAGACAGATAAACTAGATGTAAATGTCCAAGGCTCTAATGGCCTTTTTATTCTTCCAGCCAAACAAGAAGTAATAGTTGAAGGCGAATATGAAGAAACGGACTAGCAGTACAATACCATTTGGCTATAGTTTAGAAGAAGACGGTAAATACTTAAAAGAAATACCAGAAGAATTAAAAGCTCTTAATAAGGTTGTTCCTCTTGTTAAAAATAAAGTTTTATCTTTAAGAGAAGGCGCAATGTGGCTTGAACATGACACTGGTAGACCTATCTCGCACATGGGCCTAAAGAAGATTGCAGACCGATATGAATGATTGGGAAAGTAATCCAGATGCCTATGTGCAAGATGCTGAAGGTAATTTCATCTTAAAGAAAGATGGAACCCCTCGCAAAAAGTCAGGAAGACCAAAAGGCGTTAAGGGACGAGGATACAACTATCACTCAGAAACTAAAGCCAAGTTACAAGCACGGAAGACTGTAAGAAAGAAAGAAAAACGGTTAGCGCAGGTACGCACCAAACTTGAAAACTACAAAAAGTCGCTTAACACTTCTAAAGATACTTTAAATAAATTAGAAGGAACTGAGGCTAAGACAGACGGGAAGGTTACTACCCAAAACCCTGAAGACTTACCCAAGGCGTTAAGGACTGTTGCAGAAGAGAATGTCATATTTAGGCCCAACGATGGCCCACAAACAGACTTTCTCGCCGCTTCTGAAACTGATGTTTTGTATGGTGGTGCGGCTGGTGGAGGCAAGAGCTATGCGATGTTGGTTGATCCTCTTCGCTTTGCTCATCGGGCCGCGCATAGGGCATTGATCCTGCGGCGTTCTATGCCAGAGTTAAGAGAACTTATTGACAAGTCTCGTGAACTCTACCCGAAAGCCTTTCCCGGTTGTAAATATAAAGAAGTAGAAAAGCTTTGGAACTTTCCTTCTGGAGCTAAAATAGAATTTGGATTCTTGGAGAGAGATGCAGATGTTTATCGCTACCAAGGTCAAGCATATAGTTGGATTGGTTTTGAC